GAAACAAGTCTTTCCCGAAGATACACCGAAGGCAAAAATTATTGACTTCATTAATACTATCTCAGAAGATACTATTGAACCTGTACTTGCAAAAGGATATGATAAACTTGCAAAAGATACAAATGCATTCCAACAGAAAATGCAAATGGGTCGTGAGGTAATTGCAGACAGAGGTATTTGGACTGCTAAGAAGAGATACATTCTTAACGTACATGATAACGAAGGAGTCAGACTCAGAGAACCTAAACTGAAAATGATGGGCATAGAAACTGCAAAGTCTTCTACACCACAATGGGTTAGAGGTAAACTTACAGACGCATTTAATGTTGTCATGAATGGAACAGAACAAGACCTATGGGAGTTTGTAGAAAAAGCACGAAGAGACTTTAGAACGCTACCGCCTGAGGACGTTGCATTCCCTAGAGGTTGCCGTGGTCTCAGACAATACTCAGATAGAACAACTATCTACAGTAAAGGAACACCAATACATGTGAGAGGTGCATTGTTATACAATCATTTACTTACACAGAAGAATCTTGACATGAGATACGAAGTAATCAAAGAAGCAGAACAATTACATTTCTCATATTTGACTACACCGAATCCTATCAATGAGAATGTGATATCTTTCATTGGAGCGTTACCAAAAGAATTTGACCTGCATAGATTTATTGACCATGACAAACAGTTTGATAAAGCATTTGTTGAACCACTAAAAGCAGTCATTGGACTAGTAGGTTGGAATCCTGAACCAGTTGCAAGTTTAGATAGTTTCTTTACATAATAAATAGACCCTTTTCATAAATAAAGGGTATGTATGAATATAGAGCAAAAATTTTAAAAGTCATAGATGGTGACACTGTTGATGTGGATATCGACCTAGGTTTTGGCGTAGTCTTAACAGACGAAAGAGTCAGAATGATGGGCATCGATACACCCGAAAGCCGTACTAGAGATAAAGTTGAAAAAACTTTTGGTAAAGCTTCAAAGGCACGTCTGATTGAAATTTTAGGCAAAGAAACTATATTACAAACGCAAATTAATAGAAATGGCGAAGATATGAAGGGGAAGTTCGGTAGAATATTAGGTGACTTCCAAATTGAAATTGACGGTGAAACTAAACTTGCTACCCAAGTATTAGTAGAAGAGGGACATGCAGTTCCTTATTTTGGTGGTTCAAAAGAAGAGATTCGAGAACAACATATGATTAATAGAAAAAGATTAATTGACGAAGAAGTTGTAATAATGTCTTATGATAAAGCAGGAGTTCAATAATGTTAATTGAGTGGATGGACGTATTTTATATAACCATGATAGGTATAATATTTGCATTCATAATTCACATTGAAACAGAACTCCATACGATTAAGACTATGATTGAAGAAGTCATAAAGTTTGATGAGTCTAAAAGAATTAAAAACGGTAACGGGCATAAAAAAGATTAGAAAACCCCTTACAGAAATTTATTATACATAGTATAATAGGTATACATTATGGAGAAGTGTTATGTCATTTATTAAAGACTTAGTAAAGTCCACTGGGAACGAATACGCTAGTGTTGTTTCCGATGGCGTGGCTGCTGGAGACGTTGACTCGTTTATTGATACGGGTTCTTATATCTTCAACGCCTTATTGAGTGGTTCACTAAAAGGTGGATTACCTAAAAACAAAATCACTGCACTTGCAGGTGAGTCTGCCACTGGTAAGACTTTCTTTGCATTGGGTATGGTCAAACAATTCTTGGAAGACCACCCTGAAGCTGCTGTGATTTACTTTGAATCAGAATCTGCACTAACGAAAGATATGATTGAGGAAAGAGGAATCGATTCCAATCGTATAGTTATCGTGCCTGTAGTGACGGTTCAAGAATTCAGAAACCAATCGCTGAATATACTTGATAAGTATCTTGAGACAGAAGAGTCAGAACGTCCACCTATGATGTTTGTACTTGATTCTCTTGGTATGCTATCAACTACTAAAGAGATTGAAGATACTGCAGAAGGAAAAGAGACAAGAGATATGACTCGAGCACAAATTACTAAGGGTGCATTCAGAGTTCTAACTCTTAAACTTGGACGTGCAAAAGTGCCAATGATTGTAACCAATCACACTTATGACGTTATAGGTTCCATGTTCCCACAAAAAGAAATGGGTGGTGGTTCAGGTCTTAAGTATGCGGCCTCTTCAATTATATTCTTGTCAAAAAGGAAAGAGAAGGACGGTACAGAAATCATTGGTAATATCATTCATTGTAAGAATGCTAAATCAAGATTGACTGTGGAAAACAGAATGGTAGATGTCAGACTTACATATGATAAAGGTCTTGATAGATACTATGGGTTACTTGACCTTGCACTTGCCTTTGACGTATTCAAAAAACAAGGAACGAGAGTTCTTTTACCAACAGGTAAAACAGAATACGGTAAGACAATCAATAACAATCCTGAAAAGTATTTTACAGAAGACGTTATGGATAAATTAGAAGAAGTAGTTAATGAGTATTTTAAGTATGGAAAATCAAGCGAGACTGGAACAGACGATTCTCAAGAATCTAGTTCTTAACGAAACATTTAGTAGAAAAGTATTACCCTACATTAAGGGTTCGTATTTCACTGAGATGGACGAAAGGACTGTCTTCTCAGAGATATCTGATTACTTTTTAAAGTTCAACCAGCCCCCTACAACTGAGGCACTTCTCATAAATCTAGATAGTAATGAAGAGTTATCTGATAACATTCTAGGTTCAGCAAAATCAGTTGTAGCGGGGTTCGGTTCTTTTGAGGAAGATACTCCTGTAGAATGGTTGACGGAAGAAACTGAGAAGTGGTGCCAAGACAGAGCAATCTATCTTGCACTTATGGACAGTATTGAAGTCGTAGACAAAAAGTCTCAAAGGTCTACAGGTGAGATTCCTGAATTATTGAAAGACGCCTTATCAGTTACATTTGACGCAAACGTAGGTCATAATGTATTAGAAGACTCGGAGAAAAGATTTGAGTTTTATACTACAGAAGAAGAGAAGATACCATTTGATTTGGAATACTTCAACAAAGTGACTAAGGGTGGATTACCAAACAAAACTTTGAACATTTGTCTCGCAGGAACAGGTGTTGGTAAATCACTATTCATGTGTCACTGTGCTTCTGCTCACTTACTTATGGGTAAGAATGTATTGTACATTACCATGGAAATGGCAGAAGAAAGAATCGCAGAAAGAATCGATTCAAACATTATGAATGTACCAATCAAAGAACTGCCTGATATGTCTAAGTCAATGTATGGTAAGAAGATTGAAAAACTAAAAGACAAAACAAAAGGTAGAGTATTCATTAAAGAATATCCTACAGCAGCTGCTCATGTTGGACACTTTAGACACTTACTACAAGAACTAGAACTCAAGAAAGATTTTAAACCCGATATAATCTATATCGATTATCTAAACATATGTGGGTCATTACGTATCAGACCTGGCGCTGGTGCAAACTCTTACACATTGGTCAAGAGTATTGCTGAAGAAATGCGTGGTCTTGCGGTTGAATATGACGTGCCCATTATGAGTGCAACACAAACTACAAGAAGTGGTTTTGGTTCTACCGATATTGGTTTAGAAGATACCTCAGAATCATTTGGATTACCTGCAACAGCAGACTTTATGTTTGCTTTGATTACGTCTGAGGAACTAGAAGAGTTAGACCAAATGGTGGTCAAACAATTGAAAAACAGATACAACGACCCTACAGTATTCAAAAGATTTGTTTTGGGTGTTGATAGAAGTCGTATGAAATTCTATGACTGTGAACAAGAAGCACAGGAAGAACTCGTTGATAGTGCAATTGCACAGGAAGACGACACGCCTGTAATGGACAGAAATGAGAAATTCAAGGACTTTAAAATATAAAAATACCTAAATAGTAAGACAGTATGGTATTATTATGGCAAAGAATTTGAAATCGCAAGAAGTTCTAGACTTACTACAACAGAAAGTTAGTTTGAAAAAGGAATTAAGACTTGCAAGAAAACAAAAAGACTCTAATGAGGTGCAACGCCTCAATGGTGCCATATCTTCTATTGACAAACACCTTAGTTCGACACCATTACAGAAATCATAAATAGTAGACAAACACTTCAAAAGGTGGTAGCCTACTATTATGGCAGTTAAAAATTTACATTTAGAACATTTAGAAGACGAGATTATCAATAATGGTATTGATGGTGGACGTTCTGCTATCTATTTCCTTATGGAACTACGCAAAATGCTCAAGGGTAATAGTAGTTCACGTGTTAACATGACTGTCAAATGGGACGGTGCACCTGCTATATGGGCAGGGCCTCACCCCGAATCAGGTGAGTTCTTTGTTGCAAAGAAATCTTTATTCACCCAAAAACAATTACACTATAAATCAGAACAAGAAATCAAAGACGCACCTGAACTTACAGGTGACCTAGAAGAAAAATTCCTTACTTCATTTAGATATCTTTCAAAAGTAGGCATGAAAGAAATCCTACAAGGTGATTTAATGTATACTAATGATAAAGGTTCTACTAAATTTGATGACGGTAAGTACATTACATTCCAACCTAATACAATTCTATACGCAGTCAAAGAAGATTCAGACTTAGGTAAAAGGATTAAGAAATCAAAAATGGGTATCGTATTTCATACCACATACAGTGGTTCTACCATAGAAGGATTAGGTGCTAAATTTGGTGCAAATATAAGTGGACTAAAACAAGGTAACGTTTGGATAGATGACGCAACATATAAAGACGTTAGTGGTACAGGTTCAATGACTGCTAAAGAAGCAATGCATTTATCTAAGATACTAACCGCAACAGGTAAAGCATTCCATGGAATCAAGAAAAATGATTTAACTAAGTTCCAAAAAGTTATGGCAACTATGGAATCAAAAGGTGCTTCGGGGGCAACATATAAAACATATGCTAACTCACTTATACGTACAGGTGGTAAATTCAAACCAAACTCTCAAGACTACATAAACTATGTTGGTAAATATTGGGAAGAAAAAATAGTTGCAAAAGTAAAACAAGAAAAGACTAAGAATATCAAAAGAGAGATTGGACAAGATTTAATTAAAGAATTAAATGGATTAAGAAAAATGATTGATAATCTTACTGCTTTCCAATCATATTTGGTAGAAGGTAAAATGTTAATTATCAATTGTCTTAACAGAGTTAAGGGTATAGGAACATTCAAGAAAACAAACAAGGGATTTGAAGTAGTAAATCCCGAAGGTTACGTAGCAATCGATAAAGAAGGTGGTGCTGTTAAACTGGTAGACCGTATGGAATTTGCCTATAATAACTTCACTGCACAAAAGAATTGGGATAAATAGAAGTATGTATGACGATTTAATAATAGAAGACGCAGAATACCAAGGTAAGAAGGTCAAACTGAATGACCCTATCAGAAACCCTAGTGGTAGTAAAAAGAAGTTCAAGGTCTACGTTAAGAACGATAAAGATAATGTCGTTAAGGTTGAGTTTGGTGACCCTAATATGGAAATCAAACGTGACGACCCCAAGAGATTAAAAGCATATCGTGCTAGAATGAACTGTGATACAGACCCAGGCCCAAAATGGAAAGCAAACTATTGGTCTTGTTGGCAATGGAGAGCAAACGCACCAGTAGATGACGATGTCAAATATGACTTTGAATATTTCTTAGGTGAAGTAGTATCAATGAAAACTAGACTGAAAATGAAACAGGCATTCAAGAAGAACAAAGCAAAGATACTAAGAGCAAGAAAGAAAGCTGCTAAGAAACCACAACTACAGAAAGGTCAGATAGAAAAGAAAGCAGAATTACAGGCACGTAAAGCAATAGAAAAGAAAATTCTTAAAGGTAAATCCAAGAAAGATTTAGGTGTTGGTGCAAAAGCAGCCCTTGAAAAACAAATGGCGAAGAAACAAAAAGCAATCAAGAAGATTGCTATGAAGATACGTAAAGACGTAATCGCAAAAGAGAAAGCAAAAATCAAAAAGAAACTTGGGGGTGTGAATGAAGAGTTTGCATTACCAAAATATCCAGCACAAACTGATATCAAATTTAAAGAGGATGATTGGGTAATTGGTGACCCTGAAAAGGGATATGAGTATGACACCTCTAAGACTGGTGACCAAAACATGGAAATCATGAATGACTTGGTGGATAAAGAAAGGGAGACAATGAAGTGAAATCTTTTAGGTCATTTAACGAGGCAAAAGAAAAGGGTGCTACATTTACATTTGGTAGATTCAATCCACCCACCACTGGTCACGCAAAACTAGTCAAGAAGTTGGAACAATCTTCCAAAGGTGGTTATGTGCCTTTAATTTACACTTCACATTCAAGTGACCCTAAAAAGAATCCTCTTAGTTACAAACAAAAAATTACATACCTCAAGAAGTTCTTTCCTAAGATTGGTGTTATCAATACACCTGCACGAACTATCTTTGAAATTGTAGTAGACCTACACAACAAAGGATATACGAATGTACGTATGGTTGTAGGTTCAGATAGAGTCAAAGAGTTTGATATGCTTGTTAAGAAGTATAACGGAAAAAAAGGAAGACACGGTTTCTACAAATTCAATTCAATCGACATTATATCTGCTGGTGAACGTGACCCTGACGCAGATGACGTATCAGGAATGAGTGCAAGTAAAATGAGAGCACTTGCTGGTGAAGGAGACTTTGACGCATTCCAAGAAGGTGTTCCAAGTAAAAACAAAAGATTGGCACAGTCATTATATAAAGACGTTAGAACTGGTATGGGTATCAAAGAAGAAACTATACCTTGGTATATCAGAGAAGATTTGATTATGGAAGGTGTTTATGACCAAGGAATATTCAAAGCAGTATTTCTTATGGGTGGGCCAGGCAGTGGTAAATCCACAGTTGTAGATAGACTTGCACTAAA